AAAAGAATGGACAGTGCCTCAGTCCTTTCCTGACCTTACTAACTCTAAATATATAGCCATTGACTTAGAAACATGTGATCCAAACTTAATGGAACTTGGCCCAGGATGGACACGTAACGATGGGTTTATCGTGGGAGTAGCTGTCGCAGCGGGGGATTTCGTGGGATATTATCCCTTTCGGCACAAAGGTGGTGGGAATATACCAGAAGAAAAAGTTTTTACCTGGCTTAGAAAACAGATGAATACACCACACATTCCCAAGATTATGCACAATGCAATGTATGATGCAGGGTGGCTCAAGTGGGCAAATGTGGATGTAAAGGGCAAGATTATTGATACAATGATTGCCGCCCCACTTATTAATGAGAACAGATTTAGTTTTGCCTTAAATGCCTTAGGTCGTGATTACCTTGGCGAACGTAAAGATGAAAAGGTGTTGAAGTCTGCGGCCAAAGACTTTGGTTTAGATCCAAAAAAAGAATTATGGAAACTACCATCACAATTTGTAGGGACTTATGCAGAACAAGATGCAGCTTTAACTCTTAGATTATGGAATCACTTTGAGCCATTAATAAATAAAGAAGAGTTATCTAGTGTGTTTGAGTTAGAAACAAGTCTTATACCTTGTGTGTTTGAGATGAGAAGTAAAGGTGTACGAGTAGATTTAGATAAAGCAGAACAAACTAAAACTAAATTACTTACGATGAAAAAACAAATACTCAAAGAAATAAAAGACGATACCAACATAGATGTAGAACCATGGGTAGCGACAAGTGTAGCTAAGGTATTTGATTATCATAATATTCATTATGATGAGACAGGTATAAGCAAACAAGCATCATTTACAAAAGCCTGGTTGCAAAACTGTCCACACCCTATAGCAGCTAAGGTATTACGACTACGTGAATTAGACAAAGCACATAATACATTTATTGATAGTATATTGAAACATAGTTACAAAGGCCGAATACATTGTGAGTTACATCAACTACGTAATGACGATGGTGGCACAGTGACAGGTAGGTTTAGCTCGTCTAATCCTAATCTTCAGCAAATACCATCAAGAGATCCAGAGATTAAGAAAATGATTCGAGGTCTGTTTATACCTGAAGAGGGCGAGAAGTGGGGCAGCTTTGATTATAGTAGCCAAGAGCCAAGGTTATTAGTTCACTATTGTGGAGTCGTAAACAAAGGTAATCCTACTGTAGATAACATCATAGAACAGTATCAACAAGACGATGTTGACTTTCATCAGATGGTTGCAGACATGGCAAACATATCAAGAAAAGAGGCTAAGACAGTTAATCTTGGTATTATGTATGGTATGGGCAAACAAAAACTTGCCAACACTTTAGATATTAAACTAGAAGAGGCAAATGAGTTATTAGATACTTACCATCGTAAAGTTCCGTTTGTTAAACAACTTGCAGACCAAGTAATGTCACGTGCACAAAAGATGGGTAGGGTACGAACTGTGTTAGGCAGATCATGTAGGTTTGATATGTGGGAGCCAAAGACATTTGGTTATAATCAACCATTAAAATTTGAAGAAGCTGAAAAGAAATATGGCCCAGGTATTAGACGAGCATTTACGTATAAGGCATTGAATAGATTGATACAAGGCAGTGCAGCAGATCAAACAAAGAAAGCCATGGTTGACTGTTACAAAGAGGGTTTAGTGCCTTTGCTTACAGTGCATGACGAACTTTGCTTTAGTATAAGTTCACAAGAACAAGCAGATAAGATTACTGAGATCATGGAACAAGGTCTTGAGTTAAATGTCCCAAGTAAAGTTGACCAGGAGTTAGGTAATGATTGGGGCGAAGTCGGTTAAGTAGATATGTTTTCCATACGATTAACTAACCTTTCTGCACGTTTGGTTACTTGATCGTACCACTTGGAGTTACGCATCTCAGATGCAGCGGCTTTCCAGTCACCTTTATTAACATTCTCACGCATACGCACAAATTTAGATAAACGAGGACGGCCAAGGTTAAACATCATATTGGCTATAATTAATTGTGCTTCTTCTGGTAAAGTATAAAAATTATCATAAAGGACTGTACACTCGTCTAACGTCACTTGTATATCCTTATCAAACAATTCATTAACACGCTCTTCTGATACTGGTGTGCCAACTGGCTTACCATGTTCTTCATCCCACTCAGTGACAAGATGTCCTATACCAATCGTGGGTAAATTTAAATGATCAAGATATATGGCGTTAACACACCCCTCATCTCTTTTTAGTTCTTCTCTAAGCTGTTCTATGTTCATTTTATTGTCCAAATAATGATCTAGTTGTTGGATTAGGGACTAACACTGATAAGTCTCTATTAGTTCTAGGCATAATTGTTCTAGGCTCGAATATATCGTCTACGTTTGGTAAGTTTTGTAAATTTAAAACATTTTGATCAGTTTGTGGTGGTTGAACTGTGGGCACTCTTTGTTGAGTTTGTTCACGTTGTCTACCAGCAGTGTCGGCTTGTTGAGCCATTGTTAGTCCGCCAGACTCATACATAAATTCAAATGCTCTACCTAATTTATCATAATCTAAATCACCTCCAGGACGCACACCTCTTGGTCTTGATACTTGCCTGAGAAAAAAATCACTTCTTAAAGCTTTTGACATAAATGAAAGACTTGCTGCCAAACCTAAAGCGGTCATTGGTCCTGATAAAAAGGCTGCAGCACTAAGACCTGTCACTAAAGTTGGAGCAGCAAGACCACCTAATCCCTTAATAGGTTTGTTAGAAACAATATAAGATTCTTTAACTAATTTTCGCAACATTGGTCCTGCTTCGCCAAACATAGTGTCTATTGTTTCATCGCCATAACTTGTTAATATTCTGTTTAACTTATCTGAAAACTGTCCACTTAAAATACCATCAGAAAATTCTTTTGCTGTCATTTCTGGTGAACCAACTTGTGATAAAATTCTTTCCATGGCAGCTTGTCTAACTTCATCCATGGTATCTTCACCAAGTTGACCTTGTAGTTTTTTTATAGCTGCAGCACCATTACGTTGGAAGATGGTATCTATTATTCTGTCATAATCTCCTGCTGTAGCTAATCTACTTAATCTAGATAAATCTGGATCTTTCAATAATTGTTTTTGTTGATTTGTTATTCTTGCAATAGTTTCAACTTGATCGGCTATAGGTAGTCCTTGTATCGTAGCAAGCTCACGCTCTGTAATTCTTTTACCACTTGAAGCAACGTCCTGTAGACTTTTCATAACAGCGTTGTAGTCGTTTCCAAATAAAACTTTGGCAGTATCACCTAGTTGATTTATTTGCTCTGCCATAGATGTAACATTAGGTAAACCAAATACATCTTTGTTAACTTGTGTTACTCTTTCTAAATAACCACGAGCAAGTGCTCCTCTAATCACTTCACGTGCCTGTACTCCAGCACTTCTAGCACCCGCTATTTCTGCTGCAAAATCTACATTCTCTCTAAATTTTCGCTCAAGACTCATTCTAAATGGATCATTGTTAGGTAAACGATTGATTACGTTAATATCAAATCCTTCTCTCTTAACAAACTCTTCCAATGTCCTGGGTGTTCTTATAGCTCCAAAAGTATCATCAGGTGTAACAGAATCTAAAAACTTTTTTAGTGTTTCTCCTCTGTTTGGTAAAATTATACCTCCTTCAAAATCAAACGCTCTTTCAATATCTAAATTGCCAGTTTTAAAATCACGAAACAATCTTTCGCTTGCAGCAAATTGAAAACGTTGAACACCATCTTTATAATGATCTTGTGCTTTGATTAATTGATCTAACCCTTTTTGTAAATTTTTTATCTCTACATCGTCTGTACTATTTAATACTTTTTCTCGTATTTTATATTGAGTTTGTTTCATTGACTGTTCAACAGCTTTTAATAAATCATTAATTACAAACGTATCTGGAGTGCCAACTAAATTAGGATCTAATGCAGAGTGTTTTAAAGTTTGTCGTAAACTGTTTAATTGTTGAATGGTAATTCTTTTTGTTTCATTATTTTTGATGTATTTACCAAATGGAGTATTACCTAAACCATAAGTGGGATTATCGTTAATTAATTTTTTTAATTTAGTTGCTATTGGACTGATGTCAACTAAACCTGAATCTCCTAATGTTTTATAAGCAGCACCATATAATCTTTGTGAATCCTCATCAAAAATTCTTTTAGCTATGTCAACGCCTTTTGCGATTTGCATTTTATCAACATTAGGATCACCAAACTTTGTTATAAGTTTATCTAACTCGGTTTGTACCATTTCATCTAAATTTTTATTTGCTTCTTTTACTAAATCGTCTGCACTACCATAAATGTTATTTATATCTCTTTGTAATAATTCTAATATTTTTTCTTTATCAGGTGTTTGTGCCGCACCCTCAACACCCTCTGCACTTCGAACTTTAGCTGCTTTCAAACCAGAGGCTAATCTACCAGCTACAAAATCTGCATTTGCTCTAGCTGCTTTTGCATTAGGAAAAACACCTTCATATATTGCTTGTAAACGACCGAGAATAGCTGACTCATTTGTTGCTCTAACAGTTGGTTTGCCTCCATCTTGAATTATATCACGAGCCAAGGTTCGTGCTTC